GCAGTATCATATGTCTGCATAATAAAATCACAACTTGGTGGTTCTTCATACTCCCACCAGTTGATCCAGTCCTTCTTAATAAGACTGCCCTCATCAGGTGTAGGATTTTGCATGTACAGGCTTTCCCAATACTTTGATCCATTGGTTGCCTTTATTTCCATTTCGTCTATTCGTAATGTTTCATCGTCCTTCCACTCAGGAAAGTAACTTGTGCCTTCAGGAAGACCTAGCAACTCACTAGACTTTTCGTCCAGCCATGCAGGTATACTTACTACGTCCCAACGCATCTTTGTTTCAATGTCAAAATCGTCTTGTTGTTTTAAGAGCCATCCACAAAGATCGTCATAATGATACCTAGTATTAATAATAATAATAGAACCATTAGGCATAATACGGGTACGTAGACCTGAAGGCCACCATTCTTTAATGTACCGTCTACCTGCATCAGAGAACGAGTCTTCTTCTGACATAACATCATCAAGTATAGCAATGTGTGCACCCCTTCCTGCAATCTGTGATCTTACACCTGCAGCATAATAACTACCATTTAGGTTTGTCTTCCATTTACCTGCTGCTCTAACATCTTGCCTTAGATTTACACCGGGAAACATATTTACAAATTCTTCTGTATTTACGATATCACGCACTGATCTACCAAAGTCACTAGACAACTGATCAGAGTGACTGACCGTCAGTATTTCATGGTTAGGATTTTTACCTATGTACCATGCAGGAAATAACTTGGAGCATATTACTGACTTGCTGCTACGCGGTGGAAGAAACACCATAAGACGTTTGATCTTTCCTTCCACTACCTTTTGTAACTTATCTGAGAGAACTTCGATGTGTCTGCCCATGTGCCAGTCAGTAATCAATGTAGGTGCTACTCTACGCACAAACGTAAGAAAATCTTCCTTACATTGCTGCTCTACCATAACATTTAATGTATTACGAATGTTGAGCAGAATATTGTAAGTTATTTCTTCCTGACTTAACGGACTATCTTGCTGACTATCTTCCATTATTAGTCTTCTTCAATTGTTCCTGCTATTAATATATCTTTACAACATTTACATAAACCCTCTTCTCCATTTATGTGAGAAGAACATTCACAGTTTTCACACTTACAACGTGATCTGTATTTACAATTAGGATTGTCACACATAGGCGTAATACTCCATAGAATTAATTGGTACTCGTATTGTAACACCACACTGTAGGAGAAGACAAGAAAAGAAAAGGTATTAGTAATGGGTAGTGGATAATAGGTGTGATATTTTTGCAACACTATTATTTTTTTTTACCTATACTATTGTCCTTTACTGTTGTAACTGGTATACTACTCTCTATATAGATTATGTTATAGATTATAATATAGGAAAAAGAATATAGATTACAATAAAGACTTACAATATCAACTAGGTTAAGACTTTTTGCTATTGATCTTATTATATCTATATAGAATTATAGTCGCGTAGCGCACTTCCTAAGTGCTGGCACACCTGTTTAACACACCCTAGTATTTTTTATTATTATAGCCACCCCTCTTTTGTAAAAATAAAACAAAGGGGGGTGTTTTTGTTTTGGCTATAGTTTAAACTACCCTAGTATTTTTGGTCAATTTATGTCATTGGTGATATATATATAAAAAAGTACGGGGCATTTTTTTTTGGTGGGGTTAGTTAAGAATGATTCTCATTATCTTTCTAGATTGAGAATGATTCTCAATAGCATTCTTATTAATAATAATTCTCATTTGCATTCTTATTGATAATGATTCTCATTTTCAAATGATAATGATTCTCATTTGCATCTAAATAGTATGCCCGCATATCAATTAATAAGCTCGCATACCTTATTAAATAAGCGCGCTTGTCTTTATATATGTACGCTTACCTTTCCAATCCCTAGCATTCCTGCCAATTTCACACAATTCCTTGTGTTTAATATCCCCACCATACCTACCATAATATGGGTCAGCCATGTTGACCTTTTTAAACACGTTTTAAGCGCCATACAGCGGCTTTGGCTGTTTTCCGCTATCCCAAGACCTAGAATGGATTTGCGCGATTTGTTCACGTTTTGTTCACGCCAATTTCTGGCACTCTTTATAATTATATAAGGAGATAGGTCAGCACTATTGACCTTTGGCTGGACGTTTTCCAATTGTGGCACAAATAAGGCAAGATTGCCCTGATATTACCTTAATTCAGTTAATTGACATAAATCCGAGACATACTGTATTTTGGCCATTCTAGTTATAGCGTTTCATGGTGATACGCTGCACTAGTGTAGTAAAAGGAATAGACGACATGGAAAACGTACTTTTTAACGACGCGATTGCCCTTCAAGCCGATTTGGACAACCGCACTAATACCGCTGCCAAAGCGAAACAGGCATTAAATGATGCGGCGTTCGTTCAAATGGTGTTATTCATTTCCGGTAATCAATCTGAGAAGATTAATGCTGGGACAAAAAAGGCCGGAGCATTACAAGCGCAGCTTGTCGAAGCTCACGGTTTTAAAAAGCGCCATGCTCAAACAATAACGTCCGTTTCGCTCAATAAGAATATTTTCAAAATGGTATCTTCGGGATTGGCTAAATTAGAAACGCCGGAAAACAATGGTCAGCTTGCTCAATTTGTAACCGACATTTTGGCCGATAACGAACTAACGTCGGTTAATAAGCTGAAGGCTTATATTCGCCAGCCAGTCGATGAAGTCGCTAAATTGTTGGAAGCGGTTGCCAAGCTGGACGATGAAAAGTTGGAAGATTTCAAGGCCGGATTTGAAATCCTGACTGGCGAAGGTGAATAGTTGAACAATCGGAAATCCCGGCGCTATACTACACTAGTGTAGCGTTCGGGATTTCCCGTGGTTCAATTGTCTAATATGGGATTTGTGATATGCCTAAAGCGATTAACATCCAGCGTTACCTTGACGCTTTCCACCCGGACCATACGCTTGCATCGTTTACGCTAGGTAAGGACATGCCAGCCAAACAAGCGACAGGTCCGGACCTTGTGCATAGGCCAAGCAAACGAACGCAATCGCCAAATAGTACTGGCAAGCTGGCTGGTGCGCCAGACAAGGGAAAACGCAAACCCAAGGTCAAACGATCAGCACTGCAACGCGAACAAACATTGCAAGCCAAGTCGCGGACGAACGCTGGGTTTGATCGTGGCAAGCAAGCGGCGATTGCCACCTTGCCAAGCGGCGAACAAATTGTTTTGATGATACCCGCCAAGCGGCGGCGTGGTAGTAAGTACGCGGGCGGCTTGTCGTAAGTCACTTATAATCTGCTACACTAGTGTAGTGTATGGACTGGAAAAAAGAATTATGAAAACGAAACAAGATTATATGGCATTAGTTGAAGAATTGGAAGCAATCGAGAATAAATATTCTTTTTATATAGTCGATAGGAATATCGACCGTGAGAACATTGACGCGACTTGGAAATGCGGCGGGACAAAATACCCAGATGATCCAGATTACTGGGATAGCATGTATACGTCCGCTTGTGATGCTGCCGGAATGCGAATGGAAGACATAGGCAAGAACATAAACGAACTAATCGGTAGAACTATCTACTAATCTGCTACACTAGTGTAGTGTAATGAAAGGGAAAAAGGAAATGGCTAAACTTGAATACGATATGAACAACATTCGTCTTCAATATAGGGGTTATCAAATTTCTATAGCGCAACATAGCGTGGTTCGTGGTCAAGGCTACGATCCTCAAACAATATCTGAAAGAGATATGTATGTTGAAGAAATCGCCGTGAAAACTGAAGACGGGTGGGAGATTGTATATCACCCTGCGCCAAACGATGCGGACGATTACATCGTTGGAATTAAGGCTGCGAAGAAATTCATAGACACGCTACACTAGTGTAACGAAAGGGAAAATACCATGATGAAAACGAACGCAAGTATTCGACGTTTCCTACATCACCAAAAACTTATGAACCGAAGCGTTAGTTGCCCATCAGGGGTGAATGGTGCGCCGCCTAAACTTATAGAA